GTAAAGTGGCCTGCTGGTGTTGGTGGTAAAGGTAACTCTGGTGTTGCCGCACAAGTGAAGCAAGTTCCTGGTGCTATTGGTTATCTAAACTATGGTTATGTGAGTAGTGGTAAGTTTCAACAAGTATCCTTACAAAACAAGGAAGGTAACTATGTCAAAGCAAATGCTGAAACATCTGCTGCTGGTTTGAGTATGATTGTACTGGACGACCAACTTCGTGGTGCTGATGCTAACCCTGCTGGTGCCAATGCATACCCTATTGTCTCCCTTACTTGGATTCTAGCGTACCCCGAGTCTAAGACTGGTGTGAAGGAAACTCTTCGTTATATGTTGAGTGAAAAAGCACAATCAATGTCTGATGGACTTGGTTATGTTTCACTGCCTGAAGACTTGAGACAGAAAGCACTTGCTGCTGTTGACAGTATCAATTAATATTAGTATAGTGGGAGACTATCGTCTCCCTTTTTTATGAAAAAGAAAATCAAAAAGTCGGAACAAAAAATTGCAGACTGTGATAACATCTATGATATGATTGAGATACTACAGAGTCGTATTGAGGTAATAGAAAATGAACATATGCAATTGATTCGTAAGATGGGAGAACTAAATAGTCGCGTAGACGACTTTTCTGCAAATGAAAATTAATCTTTGGTACTCTAAGAGTATGAGTCAATGGAGATGGACTCTCTGTGAAGAATTTAAGAATGGTGTTACGAAAGTAGAACAACATGCTGGACAACGTGAGGAACTGCGAGATGCAATGAATGATGTTGCCAATACTGTAGAGTATATGTTAGATGATAAATAACTGAAAACTGAAGACGTATAAAGAATTATACAATGGAAAATATAAAGATTAGATGTCGTTCCTGTGGAAAGGAATTGGAAGGACATCCAAGTAAGACAGTTTCTTGTGGTTGTCCGAATATGGCAACTATTCGTGGTGATAGGATTTCGGCAGTTGACTTTTCAAATATTGTTATGTTAAACTCTTATCAACCTAAAAATAAAAAAGGAGTTCTTTCGACGGAAGATATCTTATGGCAGGAACAAAGAAAGCAACGCAAAGTTCGTAAAATGAATTTTGAGATTCGTTAATATTAGGAAATCAAAATAAGTTGACAGATACGAATTAGTAACTATTATAGCTAATATGTATTTCAATCTAAAAAACCATGGACGAGCACACCTATAATAACTGGGTGAAAGTCAAAGAGACTTTTGAGTCATCTGGAAGTACCAATAATTTCTTTTATCAGAGAGCATGTGCTATAGTTGGTGGAGCACCAGATCCTATTGATAAAATGATTAAACAAGATAATGGAACATCGAATAGATGAAATAAAATCAGAACATTATGTCACTCAAAAAGAGTGTCAGGAGATGATTAACGATGCTATTCGGAGACACAATAGAAACGCAGGTATTATCAGCATGTGTGTTGGGTGGGTTGTCTTATGTTTATTTGCTGAGGGCCTTCTCAGATTGATTGGAGTTATTCCACCACTATTACCATGGTTACAAATTAAATTGTAGGAGAATTTTATGAAAGTTGGAATGATTGGTTTAGGTCGTACTGGTGAAGGTATGTCCCGTCGTATGATTGAAAAGGGAATTGAAGTTTGGGGTTATAGTAGCACTAACTATGAGAATGCCTGTGGACAATATGAAGCAGGATACATTAGTGGATGTGTAACTTCTTTAGAGTATCTTGTACAAGCAGTTAAATCTGATGGTCTTAGATACACTAGTGCCGGAAAAGTTCCTGGTATCTTTCAAATTACTCTTCCAGAGCAAAAGGCAGAAGACACACTTGATGAGTTACTACCATTACTTGAGGAGGGTGATATTATTATTGATCATAGTACTACAGACATAAGAAAATGTCAGGAACTGGAACTGTACTGTTCTAAGTTAGGTATTTTATATATTTTCTCTGGGGTATATGGAGCACATGTTGCTATTGATGCTTGTTCTAAAATTTTCCAATCACTATCACCAGGAAATATAATATGACTTTAGCAGATGTCTTACTCTGGGGAACAATACCCTTTCTATGTACCACCATTTATTTCGGGCACAGAAAAGGTGAAAATGTCTACTATGAAAGTGACAAATATGACGGAAATGGAACAGCGCATTAAGATGAGGTATGCGTTTGCCATGTCTTCATTTGGTAGAATGTTTACACCAAATAAAATTACATATGAGATGAGATTATTATGTGAAGAGTGGTCTGAAGACATGAATAAAATTCCACCTGCTAAAGATTTATATCAAGTTGATCGTTACTTTTTAGAACTATGGAAAACATGGTCATTACCTTCATAGTATTTTATTCTTTATTCGGTTTATTTCTTTTTATCCTTTCAATTTTACAAGAGTAATGTTACAGTTTGCTAGGTTTTGCGGAACAGTATTAAACAATCCATGGGGTTGTGGATTCTTGGCATGGTGTCTTATCTTCGTCCCTATTATGGGAATGTGGGCAGTCCACAAATACAACTGGCAGCATTGGGCACCATTTGACAGAGGGCATCAGAGGTAGTATAATATATGAGTTGAGAAATCAACTGCGGTGTTCCCCTTTGGTAGGTTCAGGAGCAGCGGCGATAGGAACCTACTTTTACTTGACTACATAATCACAACACCGTATAATACACAGGTAATCAAAACGGACAATGGCACTGACTGAAAAATTCAAGACCAAGGATTTAGAAACTCTTCGTAATGCTGCAAAAGGTGAAATTTTCTTGGATGTAAAAAGTCCAAAATTATTTAAGAAGGTTCGTAAATATTATGAATCTAATGGAGTAATTTTTTCTGGTGATCCACTTGATGATTATGAAATCATGATGGACTGTTTGTATTCTGATCTAAAAATTTCTGTTGAGGTTGCCTGATGAATGTTGTGCAAAAACCAACTGTTCTTCTTGAACGGTCTCCTTATCGTTATATCCAAGTTGGCACTTTGGAAATCAATGGTAAACCAGATTGTCGCATTCAAAAATCAGATTCATATACCGGTCGTTATCGTGATATGTATCTTTGTGATAATGAATTGCAACTGATGACTGCTATGGAGGATTTTGAATATACCAAATGGTTAGATCCAGATGGTGTTTCTTGTTATGTTAGAGACTCGGTATCGTCTGAAAACTAGACCTGGTGGAGTCATTATGACCCTCTTATGAGTTTACGGCATCTCTCAAATGCCGTTGGTGCGGGTGGGTTACTACCGTCCAGTTTCTTGCTTCTGGACAAAGAGCAAGTGGCGTGCATGGCAAAGACCTTATAGGGAGAGTTGCATAAACTCTCCTTTTTTGGTATAATAATTAATATAGTATTGATAGTGAAATGAAAAGAGTTTTAGTGACTGGTGGTGCGGGGTTTATTGCACATCATCTTGTATCTCAGATCCTTAAAGATACTGATTGGGAAGTTGTTACACTTGATCGTTTAGATTTTAGTGGTAATTTGAATAGACTTCAAGACGTTCTAAAAGACTTTTCTGAACAAGATCGTGCTCGTGTAAAAGTTGTATTTCATGATTTGAAAGCAGTTGTGAATCCATTGATTGCTGCCGATATTGGTAAGGTTGATTATATTCTACACCTTGCTGCTGGATCACATGTTGACCGTAGCATTGAATATCCTATGGAATTTGTCATGGATAATGTTGTGGCAACCTGCAATATTCTTGACTATGCTCGTGGACTTGATAATCTGGAGAGATTTGTTTACTTTGGTACTGATGAAGTCTTCGGTCCTGCTCCTAATGGAATTAACTATGGTGAGAATGATCGATATAACTCTACTAATCCTTACAGTGCAAGTAAGGCAGGTGGTGAAGAACTTGCAGTAGCATTTCAGAATACTTATAAACTTCCTGTTTATATTACTCATACAATGAATGTATTCGGTCAACGTCAACATCCTGAAAAGTTCATTCCAATGTGTATTAAGAGAGTGAGGGATGGAGAAACTATAACAATTCATAGCGATGTAACGAAAAAAATTCCAGGATCACGTCATTACATTCATGCACGAGATGTTTCTGATGCCCTTTTGTTTCTTTTAGAACAACCTACCGTAATTGAAAATAATTGGGGTAATTCTAAGTGCCCTAAATTTAATATTGTCGGAGCAGAAGAACTTAATAATCTTGAACTGGCACAAATTATTGCTGATGTTCAAGGTAAAGAATTGAAGTATGAAATGCTTGATTTTCATTCGGTACGCCCTGGTCATGATCTCCGTTATTCACTTTCTGGTGAAAAAATGAAGGGAATGGGTTGGGTTCCAAAGAACATTCGTGGTCGTATTCGTGAAGTTGTAGAGTGGACTCTTGCAAATGAACGATGGATTAAACTATAATATATACTAGGAGTTTAAATATTTTATGTCTGATTATAGGAAGACTGCACTTGTACTTGGTGCAGGTGGATTTATTGGAAGTCACATGGTTAAACGACTTCGTTCCGAAGGGTATTGGGTTCGGGGAGTTGATCTTAAACAACCTGAATATTCAGCATCTCATGCTAATGAATTTATTGTTGGTGATTTGAGAGATGTTAATCTTGTAAAACGATGCGTTCGTTTTACCGGATACCTTGGAAACTTCTACAAAGATATTGTAGATAAGTTTGCCGAACCTTTTGATGAGATCTATCAGTTTGCTGCCGATATGGGTGGTGCAGGATTTGTATTCACTGGTGAGAATGATGCAGACATCATGCATAACTCTGTGTCTATTAATCTTAATGTTCTTGAAGAACAACGTAAACTGAATGAAATTACAGAGCAAAATAAAACTAAAATCTTTTACTCTGGGTCGGCATGTATGTATCCAGAGCACAATCAACTAGATCCTGATAATCCAGACTGTTGTGAAGAATCAGCATACCCTGCAGCACCAGACTCTGAGTATGGATGGGAGAAACTCTTCAGTGAGCGTCTCTACTTTGCTTACAATCGTAACCATGGGATCTCTGTTCGGGTTGCTAGGTATCACAATATCTTCGGACCCGAAGGAACTTGGGACGGTGGAAGAGAGAAGGCACCAGCTGCAATCTGCCGTAAAGTCGCTTACCTCCCGCAGGAAGGTGGATCTATCGAGGTGTGGGGAGATGGCCTACAAACTCGCTCCTTCCTGTACATTGACGAATGTATTGAAGCAACTCGAAGACTGATGGACTCTGAGTTTATCGGTCCTGTAAATATTGGTTCTGAGGAGATGGTGACTATTAATCAACTTGTAGATATTGCTGCCGAAGTTGCAGAAAAAAAAGTTTCTAAGATTCATATTGATGGACCTCTGGGAGTTCGTGGTCGCAATTCTAATAATGATTTGATTCGTGAGAAGTTGAATTGGGATTACTCTCAAACATTAGAAGAGGGTATTCGAAAAACTTATAGTTGGATTCAAACACAAATTAAAAACTGATGGGAATTTATAAAGGAAGAGGATTTGCAGTATACATATCTCCTAAAACAGGAGGTACTACTATTAGATCTTGGTTGGTCTATTCTGAAACAGAAACTTTAGAGTTGGTAAACTCTGGAAATGGGTATCTTGAGCAAAATGGTATTGGAAATCAAATGATTGTCAATATGGGATATTACTTTAAACAATTTAAGGAAGTAAAATCACCAATCAAAGTTTGTATGAAGAGAGATCCTATCAGTAGATTTTTGAGTTGTTATACAGATAAAGTTCTTCGTGAAGGAATCATCAAAGTTTCTATTGATGAACTTTTAAATAACTGGGATTATCTTAAAACTGGTAGAGAAGATCCACTAAAACCCGGAAGTTATTATTTGGAGAATCATTTTCTACCTCAAACATATTATCTTGGATCAAATATTGATTACTATGATCATGTATTTGATGTTTCCGAAGTTGGAACAAAAGTTAAAAAGTTTCTTGAAGAAAAATTAGATTGTACTCTTCCAGAACTTCATACAAGAAAACAAGAAAAAAAACCAGAACTCACAAACGATCAAGTTGCGAAGATTAGAGAAATCTATGCAGTAGACTATAAAAATGGATGGTGCTGATATGAAAAAACTTATTGAACTAATCAGAGAGTTTGATCTAAATCGAACTGATAAACACATTGGACATGCGTATATTGAGTATTTTTATCAAGAATTTTTTGAACCTTATCGAGATAAAGAACTTAATGTATTGGAGATTGGAACACGGGAAGGTGATTCATTGAGACTCTGGGAACATGCATTTCCAAAGTCTGAAATCTATGGAGTCGATAATAACAACTCAAAGAAGTTTAAGGATGTTCTATCAAAAAGAATCACAGTTACCTTTGGGGATGCGTATACGGAAGAGGTGGTAAACTCATTACCTTCTTTTGATATTATTATTGATGACGGTCCACATACTATAGAATCGCAAATTAAATGCCTTGAGTTTTATCTTCCAAAATTAAATAATGATGGTGTGATTATAATTGAAGATATTCAAAAGTATGAATATATTGAGATTTTGGAAGAAAAATATAAAAAACTTGGTGGTGACAAGGAAGTAAAGTTTTATGATATGAGAACTATCAAAGGACGATATGATGATATTGTTATTGTGTTTAGAAAATGAAGAACCTAGTAGTACAAGTATTCTTTGATAAGTCTCTGATCACCGGACATGATTCTTTTAAGGATGATGGGACTAGGGGATCTATGTTGTCTGCAAAAAATCTGAATAAAGATTTCTATCAGCACTCTCAGATTCTTGCAAAAGAATATGCTGAGAAGTGTGATGCAGATTATATTCTCTTTGATGAACCATACATCAACTTTTTTAATCCAACTCAAGAAAGATTCCGTTTGATAGAAGAGGAGAAGTGGGCAGAAGAATATGACAATATTCTTTATTTGGATTGTGATGCTTTTGTCTATAAAGATTGTCCCAATCTCTTTACATTATATCCGCAAGAAAATCTTCGTGTCGTTAGAGATATGAATCCTGCCATAATATATGAAGAGAAAAAGATTGTGTCTGAATGTGGTATAGATAAGATACAAAAATCATATTTTAATGCAGGAGTTCTTTTATTTCATAGGTCATCTTTAGTTGCCCTTAGGACTCTCATCAAATATAAAGAGAGATTTAATCAACTTCCATATGGTGATCAGTCAGAACTGAACTATTGTGTGTTAAAATATGATGTACCACATATAGTGATGGATCTGGCATATAATTCTTTTGGTCGTGATGCAAAGATTGCTCATCTATATGGACCACAAAAACTTTCAAATAAGTATCATTTAAACAAAGCAAAAGAACAAGCGGAGGGAAACATGGGAAGTTATTTACCAGACCATCTTGGAGGACAAGTAAGAGGTAATGTTGATGTTGCCCTTATGAAATATGTGACTGATAAGTTTGGCATTGAATCGATCATTGATATTGGTTGTGGTGATGGAACTGCAGTAAAAACTTATGCTAAAGAATTTGATCTTGACTTCTATGGAGTTGATGGTGATTGGACACGTCTTCCTAAAACTGATGAGTTTATTCTTCACGATTTTTCTGAAGGAAATATAGAGTTTGATCCCGATGATGTTTCTTTTGATTGTGCATATTCAGTAGAGTTCCTTGAGCATGTTGATGAAGAGTGTCAGGAAAACTATATGGACTTGTTCCATAGGTGCAACTATGTCGTGGTTACTGCAGCACCTCCTGGATGTCCTGGTCGTCATCATGTAAACTGCAGAACAAAAGAATATTGGATTGAGGTTTTTGGTAAGTATGGTTTTGAGTTTCTTGAAAAGGAAACTGCAGAAGCAAAAGAAGTTTCTCTGAACAAGTGTAATAAAGGTGGAGAAAAGAATCAATACTTCAAAGAAACTGGAATGATCTTTAAGAAAAAAGATGCGTGAATTTTATTCTGAAGATTTATTTAAACAATGGGGGACCTCTCCCACTTTGGAGTATGGGCAATCAAAAGAATCACAAGTTTTTGAGAATGCTGTAATCACTCCACATGGTTGTTATGATTCTAATCGAGATCTCATAGAGATTTCTCAACATAAACGTGGTAGGCAAACAGAACCTGGTTCTTTTCCAATTGATTCTTATCCAAAGAAACTCAACGGAAGACCTTCTGTCGAAGTGGAAAGTGCATATTACATTAACTATGCAAACTCTGGACATTGGGGACATTTTCTTACAGAAACTTTTGCAAGAATACAACACCTTTATGGAGATCCTATGGATGTTTATGTAAATGGTAATCTTGGATCTATTACCAAAGCATATCCACAACACACATATAAAAATTTTAGAGGAAGTATGTGTGTTAAGAAATTAATTTTATCTGTTCCTACGATGGTAAATTGTTATTCTATATTTCCAGAACACATTGATACTTGTCGTAAGATGGGTGATTTTTATGGCAGAAAAGAAATCAAAACAGAAAGACTTTATCTATCAAGAACACATCTAACAAGATCAAATCGTTGGACTGAAGGTGAGGTAGAACTGGAGCAAAAACTATCTGATGCCGGATGGACTATTGTTCATATGCATGAATTGCCGATAGATCAACAAATAGGGCTGTTGGAGAATGCTACATATGTTGTTGGATGCATTGGTTCTGCTTTTCATAATTTGATGATGACTAGAAAGAACCCTGGAAAGGTTATCTATTTAACTTGTAACGAGTTTGACACTAATCCAAACTATGCCCTTCATGATGCTATATTGGGAAATGACAGTGTATATCTTGACTGTCAAGATGTGGTAAATAAGGGAAATAGAACTAAAAAAATACGAAACCCACAAGAAGTTTTTGAATATTTGGAGAAAATCTAAAATGAGAATGCAATTTTTGGCATCACTAATCAATGATAGAAAACTTACTATCGGATATGAACTTGGAGTAGAGTCTGGTGATACTTTTGGATATATCTTGCGTAACTGTCCATCTATCACTGAGTGGCACGGCGTTGATATGTGGGGAAAAAATCCTCCAGGATATAAGAGACATTATGCGGGAGAGTCCTATTATGATACTGTAAAGAATATTGCATCTAATCATCCAGACAGAGCAATCATTCATAGAATGTCAACAGATGAAGCATGTCTGACTGTTGAGGATAAGAGTCTTGATATAGTCTTTATTGATGCAGATCATAGTTATGAAGGAGTTCATAATGATATTCTAAAGTGGTTACCTAAAGTGAAAAGTGGTGGTATAATTTCAGGGCATGATTATGGTTTAAATCCTGCTGGAGTCAACAGATTCCCTGGTGTTGATAGGGCAGTTCATGAACTCCTTGGTGAAGAAAATATTAAAACTGGACCTGATTTGGTTTGGTGGACCGAAAAGTAATTATTGATTGAAAATGAAAAAATCTATTGTAACAGGTGGTGCCGGATTTATTGGATCGCACCTTGTAGACAAACTTGTATCTCTTGGACATGAAGTTATTGTAATCGACAATGAATCTTCTGATGGGCATGATGAGTACTACTGGAATAATTCTGCACAAAATTATAAGGTAGATATCTGCGATTTTTCTGCGATTGCTCCTTTATTTGTTGGAGTTGATTATGTTTATCATCTTGCTGCAAAGGCAAGTGTTCAGGCATCTGTTGATAATCCACTTCCCACCATCTCAACACAGGTTATGGGCACAGCAAACGTTCTTGAAGCAGCAAGACTTTCTGGTGTAGAGAAGTTTGTATATTCATCTACTTCTGCTTGCTATGGAAATCGCAATACAATCCCCAATGTGGAGACAATGCGTGAAGATCCACTAAATGCATATGCTATTGGAAAACTTTCTGGCGAACAACTAGTTAAGTCATATCATGGTTTGTATGGCATGAAGACTCTTGCGTTCAGATATACTAATGTATATGGGGAGCGTGCAAGGCATGTTGGAACTTATGCTCCAGCAGTAAGCAAGTTTTTGAAGATGCGTAATCAGGGAGAACCTCTTACTATCTTTGGTGATGGTCTGCAACGTCGGGATTTTATTCATGTGTCTGATGTTGTTGATGCCAATGCACTGATTAGTTTTATGGAGTGTGATAACTGGGGTGAGGTTTATAATATTGGTTTTGGAAAGAACTGGAGCATTCAAGAGATTGCTGATTCTATAAGTGATAACCAAGTTCATTTGTCTGCAAGGTCTGGGGAGATGAGGGAAACTCTTGCTGACATTCGTAAGGCAAAGGCAGAGTTGACATGGAAACCAAGAGTTGATATTTTAGAATGGATTCAGAAACAACTATGAGAATAGATTTATCAAAGGCAACATTTATTATTCCTATTCGAATAGAATCTTCTGATCGTCTCAGAAATGTTATTACCACAACAGCATTTCTTTTGGAAAATTTTGATACAAATATCATCATCAAGGAAGTAGATTTTGAATCAGTATTTGAAAAAGAAGCACTTCCAATCTTAAAAAATATTCTTGATGTTGATATTGATGTTAATCATATTTTTGAAAAGAGTGATCTTCCTTTATTTCATCGACAAAAAGTTTTAAATGAAATGATAATGGAAGTAAACACTGAAATAGTTGTTAATTATGATTGTGATGTTTTACTACCATTATACTCATATGATGAATCATATCAATCAATTCTTCATCACACACACGATGTCATTTATCCATATGGTGAAGGAATGTATCAAAAACAAGTATTTGCTACAGATGAAATAGTTTCTCAATTCTTAGAAACAGGAAATTATGATTATCTTAATAAACATTCAAATACTAATACTTCTGATTTTGGTTGGGTCCAGTTCTTCAATCGTCAGGTTTATATTGATGGTGGAATGGAGAATGAAAACTTTAAAGCATATGCTCCAGAAGATAAGGAAAGATTTTACAGATTTAATACTTTAGGATATAATGTTGGTAGGATAAATGATAGTGTCTATCACCTGGAACATGCTAGGGGAGAAAATTCTTGGTTTAATAATCCACATATGAACTCTAATATGAAAGAGTGGGAAAAAATACAATTGATGGATAGAGATGAATTAATAGAATACTACTCAAATCAAAGTTATTTAAAAAAGTATAAAAAATGAACATTGCTATTTTAGGATCTGCCGGACAGATCGGTGCTTATTTGGAGGATTATTTAAAAGAGAAAGGTCATGATGTTATTGGAGTTGACATTGTTGAAGGTTCGCAGAATGACCTTCGAGTGACACCAAACATTTATGTTGAAGGTATTATAAAGAATGCTGACTTTGTGTTCTTCTTGGCATTTGATGTTGGTGGATCTCAGTATGCATATCCAGAAGTATTCAAACAAGCATGTAATTTTGAACCAAAAATAGTTCATCTAGCAAAAAACAATTCGGAATATCACATATAATGACATTATCATTTAATCATCTTGGAAGACTTGGATTTCTTGCAAATCAAATGTTCCAATATGCAGCAATAAAAGGAATTGCTGCACATAATAAAATTGAATATATGATTCCTGTAGATGAAGAGATGCAATTATCTCAGGGATTTAAAATGATTAATGCTACACAAAATAGAGGATTTTTAGGTAGTCTTAATCGTAGAGATGGTAGGGGGGCTCCTATTGATTGTCCAATAGTATCAGAATCTGGTTTCGAGTTTGATGAATATCTTTTTAATAATCCACCAAAGAACGCATCTTTATATGGATTTTTTCAGTCTGAAAAATATTTTTTAAATGTTTGGGATGAATTGCAAGAAGATTTTACTTTTACTGAAGAAATTTTAGATCCTTGTCAAGAGTTTATTTCTGGTATAGGTGGTAAAGTTGTTTCTATTCATCTTAGAAGGGGTGACTATTTGCAAAACTCTGCTAATCATCATAATCTCAGTGATGCTTGGTTTGAAGAAGCATCATCTAAGTTTCCTGACCATACCGTTTTAATATTCTCCGATGATATTTCTTGGTGTAAGGAACAGAAAATGTTTTCTGATGATAGATTTATGTTTTCTGAAACTGAAGATGGGAAGATAGTCACAAGCGATGGTCGATGGGAAAGTTCTAATATGGATCATTGGTATGACTTATGTTTACAAACTCTTTGTACTGATAATATAATTTCTAATAGTACTTTTAGTTGGTGGGGTGCCTATTTGAACAAAAATCCAGATAAGAGAGTATTAGGACCAGATCCAAAAACAAAATGGTTTGGTCCGAATAATTCTCACCTAGATACAAAAGACTTATATCCTGAGCACTGGGAGATTTTATAATGGATAAAAATAAAGCACTTTATAAACTCAAAGGACTTCCTCCGATATATTATCTAAATCTGGATGAGCAACCAGAGAGAAAAGAATATATGGAAGAGCAGTTTAAGTATTGGGAGATTGAGAATTATACTCGAATCTCTGCATACGATGGTAGGGACGATAGAGACCTCGGAGACATTCTTAAAGGAAGATATCCTGATAGTATGTCTTCTGGTGAAGTAGGATGTACTACGTCTCACCTGAGAGCAATGGTAGAGTTTCTTAAGACAGATGCTCCATGTGCCTTAATGATGGAAGATGATTGTGATATCTCTACTGCATCTTATTGGCCTTTTGAATGGAAGAACTTTTATGCAAAAATTCCTTATGATTATGATGTAGTACAACTTGCAGTTATTAATCCTGCATCAGTTCATTTAAAAATGCATAAGAGATTTGTAAATGACTTTTCAACGGCATGTTATATGATTACTCGTCGTCATGCACAAAAACTAATTGACCTCCATGTAAGGGGAGATAAGTATAAGATTGATAATGGAGTCAAACCAAGAGCAGTTGCCGATGATCTGATTTATAATTCTGGAAATACATTTTCTATTCCTTTGTTTTTATATAAACTTGAATTAGGTTCTTCAATTCATAATGAGCATATTGAAGTTTTTCATAAGTCAAGTTATGAAGGTCTTTGGAATTTTTGGAAGACACAGGCAAATCAGATTGAAGATTGGAATGCACTATTTGATTATGATCCATACTTTAATCGGTTGCCTCCTGGATTTGAGGGCAAATAGTAAGCATTTATACTGAGTGCCCTTGACAGGACTTTATGTTTCCTATATAATACTGTAATGTTTCTTCACAAAACTCAAATGACTGTTACAACTGAGGATGGTGGACGCACAAACATGTGGGCCACAGAACCCCGTATGTATGTCGATCCATCCTATACTGAGACGTATGGTCTTGAGACATATGCAGAACGTGCAGAGAAACTCAATGGTCGCACGGCAATGATTGGATTTGCCTTTGCACTGGTTTCTTATGCTACGACTGGTAGTGTGTTCTTTTTTGGACTTTTCGGTTTCTGATTACTTGACAATGCATCAAATCTTGTTTACAATGACTAGTATTGCCTTCTTCGTATTGTTGGCATATTCCATCGAAAAATTATCTGAAACTTACTAATGTCTTTTAATATTACTCTCCGCACTCCAGATGGTGCTGAAACCATCGTTACTTGTGCCGATGATCAATACATCCTTGATGCAGCAGAGGAAGGTGGAGTTGATTTAAACTACTCTTGTCGTGCAGGTGCATGTTCATCTTGTGCAGGTAAGATTGTATCCGGCACAGTAGATCAAAGTGATCAATCATTCTTGGATGATGATCAAATGGAAGAAGGATTTGTGCTCACTTGTGTTGCATATCCAACTTCTGATGTTATACTTGAAACTGAACAAGAAGAAAACCTCTACTGATGCACGGAAGTCTTGAACCAGAAGATCGAGTAATGGACACTCCATCTGTTTATGAACAAGTTGCTTCTCTTGCCCAAAAATATGGGTGGGAAGAAGGTGATAACATCGTAGTTGAAATGGCAGGAACTCAAGTCTCTGGTATTGATGTAGGTGAAGTGTATAATAAGAAATGGCAATCACCTATTGGAACTCGTAAGTGTAACAAAGAGGCATTTATTGTTATCAAAAATCTCTCAAGAGATCCTTTTGAGTCTTCTAAACCTATGGATAGAGAGCACAAACCTCAACATCCATATGAACCAGTTAGTAAAACGAATGCATAATCCAAATCAACTCTATGATGATATGGAGAGACTAAATGCCCTTTACGAAGAACTCTGCTGGGCACATGATGATGAATTAGTATTCACTCATGAAAATGGTAGAGTCATTATTTACAACAAAACACAGGAGAAAACAAATGAACGAAAGAGCAGAACGTATTAATGGTTGGGCAGCAATGATTGGTGTCATTGCCGCAATGGGATCATATGCCCTTACCGGAGATTTAATTCCTGGCATCTGGTGATGATGATATTAGCAACCTTTTTGTTGGGTGCTTTTATAATTCATTCCGTACTCACGGAAGATATTGATGATGACGATGATATGGGTGGTGGTATGTTGATACCAGCACAAATCCCAATTCAATAACAGACAAAAAAGACTTTACTCTATATACTGAGTAGAGTCTTTTTTATTATATGCCAAAAAATCAATTGAACAAGGATGAACTAGTATGCCATATCCTTAAACTTAAGCATGAGATTGATGAAGAACCAAAGACAGTTTGGCAGGGTGAAAAAGACCTAACACATAAGTATCTTAATAAGGTATTGGATCGGATTCAAGAGTATCGATACTAGGGCTTGACGGAACTTTTAAAGACCTGTATGATAGACGGGTCTTCGGGAAACCACCTCAAAACACTCCCAACACGGGGGGGTTGACAGAGATGGGAAACCGTAGTATACTAAATACATCGGTAAGTTAAGAAATCAACACATTTCTTAACTGTTCTTAACACCCCTCAAACCAAGACCTCTAGGGTGTCTAAACACGTCTTTCATATCCTAGACTTAGGGTGTCTAGGAAATAGTAACTCCACCATTCCCTGATGGTCTTACTTTTTCGTTCAAAACAATGGCAACAACTCTTTCAAGGCAACAATCTACATCTCCATGGCAGAATTTCTGTGAGTGGGTGACATCAACTAACAATCGTTTATATGTTGGTTGGTTCGGTGTACTGATGATTCCAACACTGTTGGCAGCAACTACTTGCTTCATCGTTGCATTCATCGCAGCACCACCCGTCGATATTGACGGTATTCGTGAACCCGTAGCAGGTTCACTCATGTATGGCAACAACATCATTTCTGGTGCAGTTGTCCCAAGTTCAAACGCAATCGGTCTCCACTTCTACCCAATCTGGGAAGCAGCATCACTCGATGAGTGGTTGTATAACGGTGGTCCTTTCCAATTGGTAGTCTTTCACTTCCTTATCGGCATCTATGCTTATATGGGACGTGAATGGGAACTCTCATATCGTTTAGGTATGCGCCCATGGATCTGTGTAGCATATTCTGCTCCAGTCGCTGCTGCGAGTGCAGTATTCCTCGTCTATCCTTTCGGTCAAGGTTCTTTCTCCGATGCTATGCCTCTTGGTATTTCTGGTACTTTTAACTACATGCTTGTATTCCAGGCAGAACACAACATCCTTATGCACCCGTTCCATATGCTCGGTGTTGCTGGGGTATTCGGTGGATCTCTTTTCTCTGCTATGCATGGAAGTCTGGTTACATCTTCACTCGTTCGTGAGACGACTGAAACTGAGTCACAGAACTATGGTTATAAGTTCGGTCAAGAAGAAGAAACATACAACATCGTCGCAGCACATGGCTACTTCGGTCGTTTGATCTTCCAATATGCTTCATTCAACAACTCACGTTCCTTGCACTTCTTCCTTGCTGCATGGCCCGTTGTTGGCATCTGGTTCACTGCTCTTGGTGTATC